TCGAAACAGCTCGCACGGATGCGAGCAAAAACATTGGTCGGGGCGGCGGGATTCGAACCCACGACCCCCTGCCCCCCAGGCACCGGCCGTCACAAACGCAAACTATTGATTAGGCTGGAATTTGCCACGCCACGGCTGGGCAAACAAACCGCCGATGGCGCCTAATTGGATCAAACAGTTACATCGCGATAGGGAGGCGCCGGCGACGTGCAATCGAAAGTTGTTGACACGCGGCCGCAATGTCCTACTATAGGATACAAGCGCAGGGCATCGGGCCCGCGCACTGTGAGGAGCAGACCATGAGCACCACCCTGTATATCGCGGACGGCCTGGCCGTCGATACCGCCACCGAGCGCACGCTGGCCAGCAACGGCCGCAGCGGCGACCACCGCGTCACGCTGTGCGCGGCCAAGGACTTGAGCGGCGAGGCCAGCTACTACTACCTGCGCACCAACGGCGATCCGGTGGCGCTCAGCGACACCGTCGAGGGCGCGTTTTACTTCGCCCGCTCGCTGGGCCTTCCGGCCAGCGAGGTGCGCGCGGCGATCGAGGCCGACGCGGTGGCCGACGAGGATTCGCGCGAGTGGGCGGTCGGCATGCTGCGCGAGGTCGAGCCGCTCGAGGCGGCGCTCGACGCGACGCCGCACGAGGTCGAGCAGGTCTGGCGCGGCTTTCGTGTCCGCGCGCTCGACGAGGCGGACGAGGAGCGCGGCGGCTGGGTATCGATCGAGCAGTCGGAGGATGGCGCGCTGTACGAGCTCGCCAGCTACCTGACGCGGCGTCCGGCGCGCGCATGACGCCTGCTGAACTCCGCACCTTGCGCGAGCGCCTCGGCCTGTCCGGCGAGGCGCTCGGCGCCCTGCTCGAGCGAGCCGTGACTGATCGCACGGTGCGGCGCTGGGAGGCCGGCGCGCTGCCGATCCCGGCGGATGCCGCCGCGACCGTGCTGCGGCTCGACGCGCTGTACGAGCGCGCCGTGCGCGAGGCGCTGGGTCGCCTCGCCGCGGCGCGCGCGGAGCATGGCGGCGATCCGGAGGTCGTGCACCTGGTGCGCTACTGGTCGCCGGAGGATCTGGCACGCGCGCATCCGGATCTCGCGCCGCTCGGGCCGGCCGGACATGCCGCGCTGGTCGGGCGCGTGCGCGAGGCTTTGGTGCGCGAAGGCGTGCCGGTGCGGATCGTAGCGTTCGACCCGGACGCCTACCACACCTGGCGCGGCCGCCGTGCCGATACGGTCGCGCTGCGCGCGGAGTGGGCTGCCGAGCAGCTCGCCAGCGCGTAACGCAGCGCGCTCATTTCACCGGCGGCAGTGCCTTCGGCTTCGGCAGCACGGCGCCCACGGCTGCCCTCACCCGATCGCACGTGCGGCATCCGGTTGGCGTCTGCGCCCACTGGCGCAGGCGCTCGCGAGGCGTCGACTGCGACGCCGGCGGCGTGGACTGCCGGTTGATGCGGCGAATCATCATGCGCAGGCAATCCACAGCTCGATCTCGATCGGATCCACCGCGGGCGCGTTGGGCCCCGCGACGATGGCGCGCACGGTAGCCGGGATGCCGCACCACTGCCCCAGCAGGTCCATGTACCAGGTCGGCACCGGGATCCCCTCGTGCTCCTCGTTGCGCGTCCAGTTGTAGCTCGCATCCGGCGGTGTGACCGTCTCGATGATCAGTTCGTAGTCGCGATCGCCGGCGCCGTCCAGCCAAAAATGGTAGTTGCCGCCATAGCCGCTGCCACCGATGTAGAAGATGCGGGGTACACACTCATCCGCTGGAGGCGGCGGCGGAGGTGCCAGCACCGCGGCCGGCGCTGCCGGCGGCAGCACGATCGTCTGCCGCCAGTCCCCGCCGGCGGGTGTTGCCGAGACGAGCGGAAAGCGCCGGCCGCTCATGCGATCAGCACCGTGGTCGTCAGCGTGCGGCCGTCGGCGGTCTTGATCGCCAGCATGTGCTCGCCGGGCGGCATCGTGGCGACCGGGAACGCGACGCGGCCGGCACCGTCGGTGTAGCGCGTCAGCGCATCGTCGAGCGTCACCGCGGCGCCGACGATCGGCGCGCCGGTCTCCTCGCGCAGGGTCAGGATGCGTTCGCCGCCGGCGGTCTCGACGCTGAGGCCGGCGTAGCGCGCGGGCTCGAACGCGCTCGACTGCGCGATCAGGCGCACCGCCGGCACGTCGCCGACCGGCGCGTTGATCGACAGCCGCGCACCGCCGGCGTCGAGGTCGAGCTCGCGCGCGGTGATCGGGTGCACGCCGCCAACCGGCGATGCCGGATGCGCGAGCGCGAGCGCGTCACCGACCTGCAGCGCACGCGAGGCCGCCACGCTCACCGCCCACACCGGCCGCGCCGACTGCTGCAGCAGGCGCGTGCCGACGGCCGCGGCGACGCGCGCAGACGTTACCCAGCGCGCCTCCAGCGTCGCCGGACGGCGGCCGTAGGCGGCGATCGAATCGGGCGCCTCCAGGCGCAGCGACGCGCGCGGCTGGCCGTCCTCGTGCGCGTAGGCGATCGTGAGGTCGTTGACCAGGCCGTCGCTGCTGACCGATGCGCTCAAGTCGCCATCGCGCACGGTCGCGCGTGGCGCGGCCGGCGCGCTGCCAGGCCACAGGCGGCACCAGCCGGGCATATCGGCGCAGACGATCGCGCCGATCGACTCGCAGATGCCGCGCAGCACGGTTTGCGCGGTCTCGGCGGTTTCGATGCTGCCGCCGACCTCGAGGCCGGCGGCGCTGCAGGCGCGGCGGAAATCCGCCAGCGCGGACGCCGGCACGTCGCGACCGGCCAGCGCGAGCACGTCGGCGACGACGTCGGCCGGATTGGTCATCACGCCGCCGCGGCGCGCATCGAGCTTGCCGCGGCCGCGCGCGAGCAGCGCCGCGCCCTCGTTCTGCGGCTGGCCGAAGCGCACCAGCGCGACCGGCAGGCCCTGCGCGTCGACCGCGTTGCGCCAGTCCCAGTCGCCGACCGGCAGGCCGTCGACGAGCACCTCGTCGATCGCCTCGACCGCGTGGCCGGCCCAGGCGAACTCGGTGCGCGAGGCGTTGTACTGCAGCAGCGCGCCGGCGGTGGCGCCGTAGCGGTGCGGGATCGGCACCGCCTCGCGGTAGCCGCCCCAGGCCGTGGTATCGCGCAGCGGCAGCGGCAACGACAGCGGCCTCATGCCTCGATCCCGATGCGGCATTCGCCGCCGCTCAGATCGATCGTGCGCACCGTGCCGGCGAACACCACACCGGTGGCGTCGCGCAGCTCCGCCGGTGCGGCGATCGGCGGCAGCGCGAACAGGCGAGCGCACTGGCCGCCGTCGTTGCGCAGCGTAACCGTGACGCCGGGCGCCTCGCCGTCGACACCGCTGCGCAGCGTGCCGAGCGATGTCAGCAGCTCGTGTCGCGCCTCGCCGATCGCCAGATGCGGCAGCGCGCGCGCGTCGCGGTAGAACTGGCGTGCTGGGCGCCCGAGGATGCGCAGCCAGATCACGGTGCAGCCTCCAGTTGCAGCGTCAGCGACTGCAGGCGGTGCGCGGGGTCGCGCGGCTGGAACGCCAGCTCGTCGTTGATCTCGATCGTGTCGGCGTTGATGCGCACCAGGCCGACGTCGGCCTCGGCATCGTTCGGCACGATCGCCAGGCGCCGGTCGTCGTGCTCGCAGGCGTGATCGAGCGCCGCGAGCAGCGCGTCGACCGACGCCTGCGGCAGGCCGCTGTGCTCGACGTTCGCGGCCAGCGCGCGGCGCGCCGCGAGCGACGGCAGGCGCACGCGCTTGACCAGGCGGCCCAGCTCGGCCGCGCCGGTGCTCAGCGTCAGCTGCGTCGATTCGCCCAGGTACAGCCAGCGGATCGAGCCGCCGCGGTCGATCGCGATGCGGTAGGCCGCGTGGTCGGCCTGCACGGCATGCCAGATCGCCTCGCGCTGCCACGCGATCGCCTCGACCAGCGGCGTGGTCGCGAAATCGTCGTCGCTGCCGAGCAGCGTGATCGTGGCATCCTGCGCGATCGCATGGCCGGCGATCAGCACGCCGACGATCGCGCCGCCGGCGGCGATGTCGATCGTCGTTGCACCCGCCCATGCGAACTCACCGTCGAGCGGATCGCGCAGCTGCGCGACGCCGTGCGTGGCCTCCGCGCGGAACGTCCAGCGGTCGCCGGCCAGCCACGACGGCGCCGCGCCGCCGGCGAACGCGGCGGTCAGCCCATCGGCCAGCGGTGCCTCGGCGATGTCGAGCGGGCCCGACCACGCGCCGCCGTCGCGACGCCAGCGGAAGCGGCCACCCTCGACCGCGAACGCGAACGCATCGCCCAGCGCGAACGGGATGCCGCCGGGCGCGATCGCGAAGCCGAGCGCGCCGGCGCCGACGGACGCGCTGTATGGCGCCGGCGCGGTCGTCACCAGCGCGTAGTCGGCCAGGCGGCCGGCGCTCGAGCACACAACCGACCAGGTCAGCGTGTCGTCGCCGCTCTGGCCTCCGCCGAAGGGCAGCGGGCCGGCCTGGTTGACGCGCACGGCGAACGCGTCGCCCACCTGATAGCCGCGGCCGCCGCTGCTGCTCGCGCCGGTGATCGTGATGCGCAGTTGGTCGCCCTCGCGCAGCAGCGCGGGGCAGCCGAACCGCGGCCCGAAGCCCCACTCGCGCGTCGAGTAGGCGTAGGGCTTGCCGGCCTCGTCCATGCCCATCTTGGCGGCGTGGTAGTAGTGGCCGGTGAAAATCGGCAGGTAGGGCTCGCGTCCGTCGAACACCCACCAGTATTTCGCATCGTCGAAGGTCTGCCAGCAGCCATCTCCATTAGCGCCGGCTACATCAAAATTTGTGCTAATCCCCGCGGCGGCGAGGATGTCGGCCGCGATCGTGCGGTAGCGTTCGAAGAACGCTTCCTTGACCTCGGCAGGAACGGTGATCTTGTCCTCGAAGCCGTCGGCAATGGTCTCGATCCACGTGCCCTCGATGGTCTCGGTCGCATTGTCATCGCTCGGCACGATCTCGCGCACGGACGTGCCGCTCGTCAGCGGCCACACCGGCTCGATCGAACCGGTACGCATCCAGCGCACCGGGCTGCCACCTCCATCGACAACGATGGAGGTATCGTCGAGGCGATAGAAATGCCCGTTGCTCTGCAGGATTACGACGCCCTGCGGAAACAGCGTTCCGGGCGACCAGCGAGGGTAGGTCTTGCCGACCAGGTCGTTCAACTGCTCGGCATCGGCCTGCCACGCCTCGAACGCCTCATCCCACATGCCGTACGGCACCTTCCCGATCGCCAGCCACGTCACCGAGCCGTCGGTCACGGTATCGCCGACGCTCTCCGGCCAGGCCGGCTCGTCCGCGCCGCTGGTGCCCGCCACCGCCACCGCGTAGCGATAGCCGTTGCGCACGGTCGGCTCGGCCGCGGTATCGACCGCGTAGGCCGTTGCCGGCTTCCACGGCGGCGACTGCAGGATGCCGCCGGACAGGCGCGCGAGGCAGTCCTGGAAGATGGCTGCGGACTTGGTGATCCACGCCACGTCGTACATGTCGACCAGCGCGGGCGGCAGCGTGTTGTCGGCCACCAGCGCGCGCACGGCGGATTTCAGCCGCTGCAGGCGGATCAGTTGCGAGGCTTCGGACACGTCGCCTCCCTCGGGGCTCGTCCCCAGACAGTCATCATTGGGCCCTCCTTCAAGATCGCCCGTGGTGCAATCGCAGTCGGCCGGCGGCCGCCGCGTGTACGTGAACGACCACTCGCCATCGCGCGCGGCGATGCCCAGGCGTGGGCGATCGACGCACAGCGCCGGCAGCGGATCGTCTGGCTGGTGTTGGCCGCCCGGGATGTACTCGACCACCATCACGCCGCTGGTCGCGCCCGGGTCGATCTCCGGCAGCGGAACCGTCAGCGTGTACTTGCCGCCGGCGTAGGCGAGGCCCGTGGTCGCGCGCGGCAGCGCGCCGGACACGTCGCCACGCACGTCCCAGCGCTCCGCGCCCGGCAGGCTGGCGTCGGCGCAGGTCAGCGTGAGCGTCTCGGTCGGCGCGGTGTCGGCCGCGGCCACGCGCAGCTCCGCATGCGCGATCGCGCCGGTGCCGCTGTTGACCACGCCGAGCACGTAGCTGCGCGTGCGCACGGACAGTTCCGTGATGGCCTGCCCGCCCGGCAACCGGTCGGAGACGATCGGGCCGTCCACGCGCACCAGCGCGGAGTGGTCGCGGATCGCGGTCAGCGCGTCATACAGCGTGACCAGGCCGGCCAGCGTTTCCGTCGTCGCACCGTTCGTGATGGTCAGCGTGCGCGTGCCGGCGACCGCATGCACGCGCGCGCCGCGCGGCACGTCGCGCACCGGCGCCGGGCTGAACGCGTAGACGTAGCGGCCGTCGCGGTAGCGCTTGTACTGGCGGTACACCTGCGGGTCGTTGCCGAAGCGCAGGCGCGGCGCATCGGCCGGGATCGTGCCGGCCGGCTCCAGCACCGCGGCGCCGAAATTCCAGTGCTCGCCGACGTACTCGTTCGCGTCCTGGCGCAGGTCGTCCTGCAGCGCCCACGCGGTCGACGATGCGCTCAGCGCGCCATGGTCGACGTCGATCGCGATCGCGTTGCCGCCGGCGCCGGCCGCCTTGGCGACCAGCGTTACGCCCTGGAACGGCGCATAGGCGGCACGCGTGTCGGTGCCGAGATCCTCCAGCGTCACCGTCACCGTCTGCGGCTCCACGCCGCTGGCCGTCACGCCGGACATGCCGCCGCTGCCGACGCCGGCGAACGCCGGCTGCGACACCTGCGCCGAGCCGCCGCCGTTGTCGACGACCTCCACCTCGATCTCGGTGTCGTTCGCGCCGGTATACGGCCCGGCCAGCACCACCAGGCCGCCGCCCTGCTTGGGCGCGGTGTCGGTGCGATAGATCGCCTCCGAGCCCAGCGCGTTCGTGGCCGTCAATGCGGCGTCGCGGACGATGTTGGTGTTGTTGGCGAGGTAGCGCATTAGCGGGATGCCCTGGCGATGCGATCGAGTTCGGGTTTGACCATGCGCGCGAACTGCTCGGCCAGCTGCGCCGGCGTGCCGCCGATGACGGAGCCCTGCACGTTCACGTTGATGGACGGCTGATCGCCGCGGCCGGACGGCGTGCTGTAGCCGTCGCCGCGGCCCGACGGAATGCCCGCACCATCGCCGCGACCTGACGGACCGCCTTTACTGCCCCCGTCGCCTCGGCTTGGTTTTCCGCCTTCGCCGCTCCTGGCGGCCGCCGCCTCCTCTTCCACCTTGCGGCGGGCGGCGGCCTGCTCTTTTATCTGCTGCATCTTCAGCCGGTGCAGCTCGTTCGCAGCTGCGACGGCATCGTTGTACTCCGCGCTGTTCAGCGCACCAGCCTCCTCGGCCTGCTTGCGAAGCCGCTCGAGCTCGCGCTTGAAGCGGCGATCCTCCGCAGCATCGAGGTCACCATTGATCTGGTCGATTTGGTCGCGCGCGGATGCGGCGTAGTCCTCGAACGCCTGTTTCGCAGCGAGCGTCCTCTGGCGCAACTCATCGACTTTCGCCGCGGCGGCATCGAGCGCTGCCGCGAGAGGACCAAGGTCAGCAACCCCAAGCAGGTTGAACTCACTGCGTCCCTCGCGCGCTGCCTGCGCCTGCGCACGCAGCGATTCAGTTAGGCGATCGACACCGCCACGCCCGCGCGCCATCGCTTCGATCTGCGAGTCGCTCAGCGTCTGGTAGGAATCGACCAGCGCGGCCATGCTTTCGCGCTGGCGGCTCAGCGCGTCCTCGGTCAGCCTCGCCGCCTGCTGAACGGCCTCGCCGAAGCGGATGATGCCGGTGCTGTCGGCGATGGCCTGCGCACTGAACGCGCCAGCGCCTTCGAACAGCGCGCGCACCAGGCGGTTGTACTCGAGCGCCGCCGCTTCGGACGTCTGCCCGAACCGCGACATGTTCGCGGCGAGCGCGTCCAGCGCAGGACTCAGGCCACCGGAGATCTGCTGTTGCATCTCCTGCATGCGCTGGTTGTTCGCGGCAGCCTGCCCGGCGGTGTCGGAGAGCACCTGCCGCACCTGCCCGAACGACTGCGCCGTGCGCCGGCCGGAATCCTCGCCAGCGCCGCCGAGCTTACGCAGTTCGTCGCTGAGGCCGAGCGCCGCCGCCTTCGCCTCGAGCTGAGCCATCACCTGCAGGCGCGTGCCCTCGTCCATGTTGTGCGCCGCGGCGATCGCGGCCTGCGCGTAGGAGAGGAACGCGGCGCGGCGGTCAGCGAGTCCGGCAGCGGTTTGCGCCGAGCCCTTGTCGATCGCGTCGAACGCGTTCTTTGCCGCCGCCGCGGCGCGCTCGAGCGACTCCTGCGACTCCACGCCTAGCTTCGCGAATGCGGCTTTCAGCCCATCCGTCGCCGCCGCGGTGCGCTGCGCATCCGGGCCGAACTGCTGCAGCTCGCGGCGCGCGCTGAACAGGGCACGCTGCGCGGCGTCGAGCTGCTCGGCGGTGGTCGTGCTCGATTGCTTCAGTCGATCGAGCGCCGCTGCCGCCTCGACGTATTTGTCGATCGCGAGATCACGCGCGGTCTGCTTGCCTGCGCTGGCGAGCTTCTGCAGGCCATCGGCGACACCGTTCGCGGCCGCCCCGGCCTTGTCGGCACCCTCAGCGACACGACCCAGCGCGGGCGCGGTCGAATCGGCGCCAGCCTTGACGCCGGCGAACGCCTTGCCAGTATTGTCGAGCGCGCCGGTGATGCCGTCGAAATTGTCGGCGGCCTTCGATCCCGCCGCGATCGCGCGCTGCCAATTCGTCTCGGCCGAGCTTCCGAGCGCGGTGAGCGCGCGCGTGAACGCGTTCGACTCGTCCTTGAGGATGCTGATTTGTCCGGTCGCGACCAGCGCGGCCTTGCCTGCAAACTCGGCGAGCGAAGCACCGGCGGCGGCCAGGCCGAATATCGTCGACTGTAGTGCGCGGAATACCAGGCCGACCGAATTTGCGATCGTGCTGGCGTTGCTGCCCCACTCTCGGACGCTTGCACCGAGATCACCGAACTTCCCGGTCGCACCGTTGACGAAGTCGGCAACGTGTTTGCTGGCGGCATCGAAATTGATCGAGACTATCAGCGACTCGATCGCGGCGATGCCGTTCGTGGCGAAGTCCGTGATGGCCTGCTTGATCGCCGCGAAGCCGGCGCTTTGCGGCAGATCCTTGAAGCGCGCAGTGAGCGAGCGCACCTCTTCTTTGATCGGGTCGAGCGCGCCGGAGATCACATCGCCGACCACGTTCTTGATGCTCGCGCCGAACTCGACGAACGCGTCGAGCAGGTTGTCTTCTACCGCGTTGGCCGCCTTTGCGGCGGCGCCTTCGGTATTCGCCAGGTCGCCCTGGAACTGCCGTAGCGCTGCGCCGCCGTCGTTGACGAGCGCGAGGATGGCGGCCTTGCCTTTCGTGCCGAGCGTGCCGAGCGCGGCCTCCGCGCGAGGGCCGGCGGAGGCGAGGCCGGTAATGATGGACGACAGCGACGAGGTATCGATGCCGAGTCCGACCAGCTCCTGCCGCAGCGTGCTGGTCGGATCGCGCAATGCTTCGAATAGGCCGCGCAGCCCGCCAAGCGCGCGCTCTGAATCGATACCCTTTGACGCGAGTGCGCCGAGCAGTGCGGCGAGGTCATCGAACGATACACCGATCTCTGCTGCAAACGGCGCAAGCTGCGCCATCGTTCCACTGAGTCCGCCGAGCTCCTGGCCGGTCTTGGTCGCCACGGTGGCGAGGGCGTCGGCATAGTGCATCGCCTCGTCTGCACTGCCGCCGAACGCCTTGATCGACGCAGAGAGCGCATCAGCCGCTGCGCCGAACTCGATCTGTGCGGCCTTGGCAAGCTGGATCGTTGCCGGGAGCGCTGCGATGGCCTTGTCAGCGTTGCCGAACGCGCTGGCCAGCTTTCCGGCTGCGGCCGCACCATCCGATGCGGTGATATCGAACGCGCTGGCAGTTTCACGAACGCGGAGCTTGAGCGCCTCGAACTGCTCGGCAGAACCACTCGTGGCCAGCCGAAGCTTACCGAGCGCGGCGTCGAACTTCGCCGCCTCATCGGCGCCGGCCGAGAAGACCTTGAAGCCCGTTACGGCAGAGACCAGGCCCGTGACGAGGCCGGTGATTCCGCTGATCTTGGCGGCGGTCTTCAGGAACTCGCCGACGCCGACGGTGACGCTGGCGAACGAGTCACGGACTTTCGTTGCCGCGCTGGCGAGATAGCTGGTATCGGTGCTGGCCTTGCCGGCCTGCGCACTGACCTTGCCGATCGAGGCGGCGGCCGCAGCCGCATCCGCCTCAAGCTTGGTATTCGCCTCGGCCAGCTTCGTGGTATCGACGCCGGCTTTCTGCAGCGCGCCTTGAGCCTTCGCGAACTCGACTTCCTGCCGGCGCTGCTCGGCGGTGAGATCAGCCACCGCTTTCTCGGCCGCGGCGAATGCTTTGCTGACCGCGCGCGAGCTCTTGTCGGTCGAGTCGAATTCCTTGTTCAGCGCAGCGAGGCCGGCCTTCGCCTCCTCGAGATTGTCGCTGGTTTCCTTCAGCGCGGCCTTCGACTCGGTGAAACGCTTGATCGCGTTCGACTGGTCGGCCAGGCGCGCCAGCTCGTCGGTGAGGTGCTTGACGCCATCCGTTGCAGCATCGCCGCCCTTCCCGGCGTCCAGCATCGCACGCGTGGCCGCAGCGATCTTTTCGTCGCCAGTGACCTGGTAGACAAACCGGACAACCTCGTCACGCGACGCCATCAGCGCACCCCCAGCAATCGGTTGATCTCCGCGGCGAGCACATCCTGCGCGAAATCCGCCAGGCGCGCGCGGCGCGGCGCGTTTTTCAACATGTCGGCGATGGACGGGCCGTACAGCGCGCGCAGCGGAAGGCGCGCTTTCGTGGTGCGGGTGAAGATCTGCCGATTGCCGCTTTTGCCGGCGGCGATGAATGTGCCGCCGTAGGTGCCGCGGCCTTCCGTACGGCGCACCTGCGCGGTGGCGCCGTCGCTCTTGCGGCCGGCCCACTTGCCGCCGAACTCGATCAGGCCGATGCCGCGTTTGCTGCCGGTCAGCACGACGGCATCGGCTTCCGTGCGCGTGCTGAGTCCGTCGTTGATGCGGCTGGCCTTGAGCGCGTACTCGTCCTGCATGTCGCGGCGTGCCGCGACCGGCAGCCGCCGCGCGAGCGTGCTGCGCGCGCGCTGCAATGCCTTGTCGCCGTCCACGCCGATGCGTGCGAGGCGCGCGGCCTCGCGGGCGAACGGTGCGGAGACGTCAATGCGCGGCATGCAGCGTGTCCTCGGAGAGAGGCCGCCGCCCGCTTGCGGGCGGCGGCGATGCGGTACCGGCCGATCAGGCCGTGACGAGCTGGCCGTCGATGATGATCTGCGGCGTGGCGCTGTCCTTCTCGTTCACGCCGACATCCAAATCGAACTTCGCCAGGTCGTTTTCGGTGATCAGCGGCAGGTCGCCGCTGGCCGCGAGCGCGGCGCTGGAGATGTAGCAGTCGCGGTTCTCGCCGACCGCGTTGTCGGCGATGTAGCGCACCGCGCCGGTCTGCGAGCCGCCGGCACCGGAGGTGACACGCTGGATCGTGCCGGCCTTCGGCGTGTAGCCGGCATGCACGATGGTGCCGTCGGTGATCGCGCCGCCCTTGAGCGGCGAGAAGCGCGCCTTGGCCAGGTCGACCACGTAGTCGGTGCCGAGCACGTAGCTGGTCACGCCGTCCGCGCTCTTGAGCGTGACGGCCGAGACGTCCTTGACGCCCATCGGGTTGGCCGCGGTGGCGCCGAGCTGGTATTCCAGGCCCGCGCGCACGGTATGCGCCTCGCCGGTGACCGGCGTGGCGGACTGCGTGACGGTGCTGACGGTACCGCCGACGAACAGCGCGAGGTTTTCGCTACTGACGTCGTCGCAGGTGATCTTGCCGCTGAAGTTCACGCTGGTGACTACCGACAGGTCCTTCTTGCGCAGGCCGCTGGTCGAGCTGAAATGCTCGAACTTTTCCGACGTGACGGAGAGGGTAAAACCGGGGCAGTTGCCGAGGAAACGTTCGCCGGTCTTGTTGCCGTTGGCATCGAAGATGTCGACGTAGGTTTTGCCGCGGCCGAACACGTACTCGTTCTTGTGGACGTTGAGCGGGAGCATAGGGTCAGTCTCCGGGGTTGTGAGCCGTCGGCGACTGCCGCGCGGCGGGGTGCTTGTTGGGCTTGATGAGTTCGCCGGCGCCCATGTCCCTGAGCATTTCGGCGATGGTCTGCGCGAAGGCCTTGGTATCTCCCGGCTTGTAGCTCACGCCGGCGTGGATCCAGTCGCGCGTGAATTTGAAATCAGCGGGCTTTGTCGGGGTCACCGAACGCCTCCTTGTAGGTTGCTTCGAAGCGCAGCGAGACGGCCTCGCTGGCCATGCCGTCGGCGCGTGCGCTCGGGTCCGCGCCGGTGTAGGCGAGCACGCCGATCGCGCCGTCGGCATCGCGGATTGCGCCGCCCGATGTGCACAGCGCGCGCTTGACGGCCGCCTTGGCGCGCTCGAGCGCGCGGCCGGTGTCGGCCTGGTTGGCCGGCACGTGCGCCTCGACCGTGACGGCGAGCGTGATGGTCATGCTGGTGGCGTTGCCGGCACCGGTGCCGGGCGCGACCTGCTCGCCGTCGTCCCACACGACGAGCGCGGGCAGCTCGGAATCGCTGAGCGAGCGGCGCGCGCGCAGCACGCGCAGCGATGCGCCGCAGGCGGACGTCGGGATCTGCGCCAGGCGGCGCTCGACGTCGGCGAGGACGCGTTCGGCGAGCGTGGTCATGCGCAGCGCTCCGGTGCGGCCAGGCAGGTGACGGCGCTGCTGTCCTGCGCGACGATGCGGTCGACGACGTAGCGGTCATTGCCGATCGCGAACACGGCACCGGCGGTCGGCAGGCTCGGCAGGTCCGCGCGCAATGCGCGGATCAGCACCGAGGCGGACGAGACCTCCGCGACGAACCCGGCGGTGGTGAGGTCGTCATCGACGTACACGCGGCATACGACGGTCGCCGCGGAGGCCTCCGCCGGCGTGTAGAGCGCGACATCGGCGAGGCCGGCATCGCGGAAGGCGGCATGCAGATCGGCGTCGAGGGATGCGAGGGCGCGGTTGGTCACGGAAGCATGCCCTCCCCCGGCTGCATGCCTGCCGCGGCGCGGGCGCGGTTGACCACCGCGATCGCTGCGACTACGCGGATACGCAGATCCGGCACAGTGCGACGCTGGCGCACGTCGGCCAGCGTGCAGCAGTACTGCGCGCAGCTCGGGCGCCGGTGCGGCGCCAGCACGCAGCCCTCTTTCCCCATGTACGGCAGCGTCGGATGGCCGGTCGGCGGCTCGGCCTGGCCCTCGGTGCGCTCCATGTACGACGCCGCATGCGCGCAACCCTCCGGGTGGCAGCACGCGTTCGGCGGGTGGCACGCGTCGCACTGCGCGCGCGTCACCGCCGCCAGGGCGGCGTAGGCGTCGATGACTGCCTGCGGGGCCATCAGAACGGCTCGCCCGGGGTGAACACGAAGATGACCACCTCGTCGACCATCGCGTAGTTCATGGCGATGCCGACGAACTGCTGCTCGATTTTGTAGCCGGGCGCGGTCGCGACGCGACCGTCGCCAGCGGCATACAGGCGGTCGCCCGGCACGATGTCGGAAGCGGCGACGACCTCGACCACCCCGGCATGACGCACGCGCAGCGTCGAGTACGCGCCGATGCTATCGAGCGATACGCCATGAAAACGCGCATTGACGTTGTTGCCGATGCTGGCCGTGTTCATGTCGATCGTCACCAGGCGGTTCGCGTTGATCGGGGCGGCGCCGGATGTGTACGGGCGCACGACGCCGGTGCGGTACTCCAGCTCGGTGAGCAGTTCGTTGAGGACCAGGTCGGTCGTCAGCTTGCCGCTCGCGTCCGGCAGGTCGAAAATGCGCGGCGGAGCCAGCGGATTCTTCAGGCCGCTGCGCAGTGTGGCTGGGTCCATACCGGACGAGGTGATCTCGAGTGTCGGCACGCCGAGCGCGTCGAGCGCGGCGATCTCCGACAACTGGTTGCCGGCACCAACGACGAGGGGCTTGCGGGTCGTCATGCACGCACCACCGGTTCACCCATCTCGGTGTTGATCTCGGTCGCGCCGGTCGACACCCCGACCTCCTGCAGGATGTGGCCGGCCGTGCTCGTACCGGAGGCCAGCGCAACGACGCCCCCCGGGGTGGTGTGGCTGAGCACGTAGGTCGTGCCAGGCGTCAGGCCGGTCAGCTGCGTATTCGGGCCGGCGAAGTAGACCGTGGCCGATGCACTGGCCGACACCGCGGCGAGCACGAAGCCATGCGCGCGCTTTCCGGCGCTGGCCGCACTGGCGTCGGCCTTGCGGCAGTTCAGAGTGCCGGCGTTGTCGTACAGGTTGACGAAGTCACCGGCCGCCAGTGCCTCGGACGCGACCACAATTTTCGTGTTGGCGCCGATGCCGGACGGCAGGATGCTCATGTCGAGCCGGCCGGTGCTGTCGAGTGCCGGGATCTTGCCGGCATCCGCCACGCCGGCCGAGGTGACGATCGCGGCCACCTCGGTGAGCAGGTTGTTGACCAGTTGCAGGGGTTTCCAAACGGCCACGGTGGGCTACCTCATCACAGGGGTGTCGATGTCGACGACCAGCGTCGTCGGGTTGATGGCGCGGCCGACGGCGAGCAGCCAGCCGGTCGGCTCTGGGGTCTGCGTCAGCACGCCGTCTGCGCCACACCAGACGTAGCCAGGCGCCCAGGCCCAGCTCGGTTCTGTCATCGTGCCGGCGGTGCGCACCAGCACCGGAGAGCCCGGCGCGGACGACTGCTGCGCAATGCCGCAGACCGCTGGCGCATGCGCCGAATCGCGGGTATCCGGATGGAACACGGCGCCGTCTACCAGACGCACCGCGCGGTGGCCGAACACAGTGCTGCCGGCCGGCGCAGTGAACGTGGCACCTTCCGCCTCACCCGGCTTTCCGGGCGGCCCCACTGGTCCGCCGGTCACGATCTCGATGTGGTTTTCAGGGGCGGCATGCACATTGACTTCTTGCGCGAAAGACTCGACAGCAACCCGCGCGAGTTCGACGACGACGTTGATGACCTGGGCCGGCGTTTCGACGACCACGCGCGGCATGACCTGGTCGATATCAAGGCGCATCGACGATCACCGCGGGCAACAGCTCGAACGGGATCGCGTAGCTCACGCGATCGTCCGCATCGTCTGCGTTGTAGAGTCGGAGTTGCGCCGCGACCTGCCGCGGCTGGCGCAACGGCGGAAGCTGCGCGGTCTTGGTCGCTCCGATGACGACGAGCACGCGGCTGTCGGAGTGGTCGATGGTGATGCCGCTCGTCTCGTCCGCCGAAAGCAGCAGCGGCGATGCCTCGTCCCAGGCCTCGCGCACATGAAAGCGTGCGCGGGTGTAACGCGCATCGATGCCGGTGCTGACGCGCGCCTCGAACGAGCACGGGTCGCCCTTGCGGCATTTGACGGTGCAGGCACTCATGGATTCGCCTCGGCATCCGCCGCGCGCAGCGCGGCGCGGTCAGCGTTGGCGCGCTCGAGCGCCTCGCGGTAGTCGAGCAGCAGCGCGGCGAGTTGGCCGTTGCAGAGCACGCGCGCGGTGTCGAGCCAGCACCGGCCATCGGGCCACGGCACGACGATCGGCGCGGTGAGCTCGGCCGGGATCGGCGTGCGCACGTAGCGCGGCACCTCGACGACCTGCGGGCGGACGAGTACGCGATCGGTGGCTGACGTGCAGCCGGCGACGAGGGCGCAGGAGATCACGAGGGCGGCGGCGATCAGATGGCGGCTCATCGCGCGGCTCCGATCATGCGCTCGGCGTCCTCGACGACCGCCTGCAGGTTTTCGATGTGCCGGCGCGCGACGTCGAGCGACATGTAGCGGTAGGCCGTGCCCATGAACACGCCGATGCGGCCATCGGGCGTGCGGCAGACCTCCGGCGGATGGATCTCGGTCACGGCGTCATCACTCCGCACGTCGGTGCCTCGGCCCATGCGCGGCAGTCGCCGGCCTGCGATGCTTTCTGCTGCTCACGCAGCGCGGCGAAGCGGCGCGCGATCTCGTCGCGGCTGGCGTTGGCCCCGGCCAGCGCGGCGCGCGCGAACGCCTGGTCGATCAGGCGCTCGCCCTCGCAGGCGCCGAGCGCCAGTTGCAGGCGATCGATGGCGGCGACGCTGGCGGCGTTCGCGTCGGCAGCGCGGTCGAGCTTTCCGTCGGCCTTCGCGGACTGCGTCGCGGCGGCGCCCTTCGCCTTCTCGGCGAGCACGCCGGCGCGGCGGTACTGCTCGACGTTCGCGAGCAGCGAGACGAGCAGCGCGATGGCGAGGATGGCGGTCATGCGCATCACAGCCTCCCGTGCGTGGCATCGCGCGCGGCGGTATGGATGGCCATCCAGTCCGTGCAGCGCGGCGGGTCGGCGGCCGGCTTGATGGTGCTTTCCGGGACGATGCCGGGGTTGTTGTCGACGTTGCGCGCGCAGGTATCGCAGCTGCGCATGCCGAGGCCGTCGCAGAGCTGCAGGTGGCGTGGGGCGCTCATGCGACATGCCTCCAGGTGCGGTAGGTGCGCACCGATTCGATCGTGCGCACGTGCACGCCGAGGCGCTCGGCCCACTGGCGCGCGGTGAGGCCGGCGGCGTTGGCGCGGAGCGTGCGCACGGTGGCCTCATCGAGGCGCGCGTGCGGCAGCGCGATGCCGCGGCGACAGAATTCGTGTGCGCGGATGCGGTACTCGGCGCGGCTGATGCCGTGGCGGCTGCCGCGGCGGCGAGCTACGCGCATCACGCGTGCACCTCCACGCCGTGCCAGTGCACGGTGACGACGGGGTTGCGCCAGTCGCCGCCGAGGCACATGGTGCGCTCGGAGATGCGGCGCTTGGTGAGGCCGGGCAGCGTGACCATGACGCCGAGCACGCGCGCCTTGTCCCAGCGCGGCAGCTGCGCGCACCAGACGGCCGGCTCGGCGCCGGCGTTGAGCATGCGCACGAGGGTCGAGCTGCAGGCCGCGGTGATGCCGACGTTGTCGGCCCAGCTCATCAGCGCGGCGCCCTGGTGCAGGGATACGTCCTGCGCGACGCAGCGCGACAGGCCGTCGTCCCACACGCGTTGCAGGCGCGGCGGGTAGCGGCGCACACACTCGTCGAACGTGTAGCGCTGGTGGCCGATGCGCACGTCCGGGCCGGTCTCGCCGATGCAGTCGGTCGGGATGCCGGCCGGGTCGGCGTAGCCGACGGGGAACACGCCCTCGTAGTACGCGCCCATGCCGGACGCGAGCGCGGCGGCAGCGGCCGATCCGCCGATGATGCGAGCGCGGCTCACCGGCCACCTCGGCGGTGAGCGTCCTCGACGCGGTCGAGGCGGGACTCGATGCGCTCGACGCGCTGCTCGGTGGTGCCGATACGCGCGGTCATGTCGGCGACGTCTCGGCGCGCGTCGGTGGCGCGGTACATGCCGCTGATCTGTACCTCGATCGTGTTGATGCGCGGCAGGATGGCGGCCATCCCCTTGTCGACGTTTGCGAGCGTCTGCACGACCCAGATGACGCCGGCGACCGCGATCGTGAGCATGGCGCTTTGAAAGCGGCGCTCCCACTGGACTTTGCGTGCGGCGGTATCGATCTGGGTCACTGCAGGCCTCGTGATGGCGGAGGGTGGTTGCGGCGGTCAGCGGGCGTAGGAGGCACGCGGCGGGCGTTTGCACCCTGCCGCGCGACCCGCACCTGGGGCGAGCACCCGCCCCGCCGTGCCGTGGTTGTTGTGCGC